CTAATAAAACTCTTACTAGCCCAGTAATTAACGGGGCTACTATTGGAACATCAGTAATTAACCTTGCCACCAATGCTCAGACTGGCACAACTTATACTTCAGTACTTGAAGATAATAATAAAATAGTTGAAATGAACAATGCTTCTGCTAATACATTTACTATTCCATTAAACTCATCAGTTGCCTACCCAGTGGGAGCGCAGATCAACATCCTTCAAACTGGCGCCGGTCAAACAACTGTAGCGGCTACAAGCGGAGTAACCGTTAATGCTACTCCTGGATTGAAGTTAAGAGCACAATGGTCATCTGCTACGTTAATTAAACGCGCCACAGATACTTGGGTTCTTATTGGCGATTTGAGCGCTTAATGCCAATAATTGGAAACAATAGTTCTGGTGGAAAGAAACCAGGCACACCCACTTCTGTAAGCGCTAGTGCTGGCAATGCCTCAGCAACTGTCAGCTTTACTGAACCTGCCTATGAAGGTAAGACTGGTACAGCAACCTATGTTGCTACATCTAATCCTGGAAGTTATACAGGCACCAATACTGTCTCACCAATTACTGTAAGTTCTTTATCAAACGGTACCGCTTATACTTTTACTGTAATCGCTAACACTCCATACAGCGTATCGTCAGATACATCTACGGCTTCAAATAGCGTTACACCAGTTGCCCCACCTCCACCTCCTCCACCCCCACCACCTCCACCTCCACCTCCACCTCCACCTCCGCCTCCGCCACCACCACCACCACCAACTACAACTTGGTACTGCTCTGGTTACGAAGAAGAACCTGGTGAAACACCAAGGCAATATCGTTACACAAGTACTACTGACGATACGTTCTGTAGTTCAACTTTTGTTACAGTTTGTTCTACAAGCGGGTATCCTGCATATCCAACTTTGCCTTGCTAAGGAAGGAATCTAATGAGCAATGTAAAACCTTGGGATATGGTAAACGGAGCACCAAGATCCACAGCCGAAGAAGCAGAGAGAAGATTTGAAATCTGCAAAGGTTGTCCAGAGATTGTAGAACTGACATCCACCTGCAAGAAATGTGGTTGTTTTATGTATATGAAAACTAAACTTGCAGAAGCAAATTGTCCAATAGGAAAGTGGTAAAAATGTAAAATGCAAAAACTCAAAACGAATTTCTATCCAAAGAAGAAGTAGATACATTTCTTGGATTAATACAAGATACAGATGCTTGGGAGAAATCACCTGTTGAGTTTTGGGATAATAGAATTATTAGTTATCACAGTGTTAAAGATAAATTTGGTTTAGAAGTAGCAAACCTTTTTTCTGATATCATTGCTAGGATTAAAGATTTTATTATTAAAGAATATGAACTTGATAAAGACCTTACCCCAGGTGCAATTTCAATATGTCGCTGGTTTCCTGGAATGGAACAACCACCACACGCAGACGATATGACCAACACAGATACCAAAGGTTATGAAGATAATGCTTTTGGATCTGTCATATACCTGAATGAAAATTATACTGGTGGTAAAACCTATTATCCAGATTATGGAATTGAAGTAAAACCTGAGACCGGAAAACTTGCCGTACACCCAGGAGATGTTAACCATATACACGGTGTAACTAAAGTTGAAGAAAATATGAGATACACCATAGCTTCTTTCTGGAAATACAAAATCAAAGAACAATCATAAGGAGACATAATGCCATACGGCGATGACATAACCGAGGGAATCCCCTATGCACTCTCCAACCCTGCAGGATCTACTGCCTATATTTTAACTGGGCCAGCCTACGAAGTAGCCTTTGCAGGGCTACCGTTCTTTCTTGCAGCATCTGATGAGCAACCTTACCGTCGAGTCACAGCGCAATATCGTAAGCAACAGATTGACCAGACGCGTGAACCTGGTGAGCAGACGCTCACCGGCTGGTGGGTTAGATCTCAATCCTCGTTCCACTTAGGAGCGGGGATTAAGTATTTTGAGCCTATCCAAGAAGAGTCACTGCGCTTTCAGTACACAGAGTCTAAGGGTTTAGATGTCTGGACTAGAGGACAGGCTACTCTGCTCAACACTACAGTCAGAGCTGAACCTGCAACGGCAACCAACCTATCCTTATTTGGTGCTAGAGACAATACCAATAACGTAGATGCAGTTGTCTTTACTGAAGGACCTGATCTAAAGAAACTCACTATGAGTGGTGATACGCCTACCGTTACTACCTACACCTTGGTAACATCTCCACATACACTTGATTTTAAGTCTCTTACATCTGATGGTACTCGGTATTTTGCAGCAGATAATGCTCGCATCCATAGAGGTAATATTTTTGGTACCACATCTGATGGTCATATCTACGATCTTAGTGGACCAGTAACTACAGTAGTACTGCGATATGCAAAGCAACGTTTACTAGCTGGAGTTGATAGGGATCTATACGAGTTAGATTCTAATAAGGCAACCACTTCAGGTGGCCACGCTTTACCTACTGCACTTTATGAACACCCAAATCCATCGTGGATATGGACAACCATATCTGAAGGACCTGCTGCTTTCTATGTTGGTGGCTATGCTGGATCTCAGTCATCTCTATACAAGATTACCTTAGATACTGCCACTCCTAACGCTCTAGGTTTTCCAACGTTAGAGACACCTACTGTTGTAGTTGATTTACCAGAAGGTGAGATACTCAACTCCTTTGATGTATACCTTGGAACCTTTGGAGTTCTTTGCACCAGTAAGGGTGTAAGAGTTGCAGTGGTATCTGCCGATGGTGATGTCAGCTATGGACCATTGCTAATGGAGACAGAGTGCAAGAGCGTTACTTTCAAGGATAGATTTGCCTACGTAACAACCTTGCAAGGTACTGAATCAGGTCTAATTCGTATTGATTTATCACAGCCAGTAGTTCCTAACAGCCTTATCTTTGCCTACGCTTGGGATGTTTATGCAAGCGGTGAGACTGCTAACCCAGTATCTATAGACTTCCTTGGTAGTACCGATAGGGTTATCTTTGGTGTACCAGGTGATGGAATATGGATTGAATCTGCAAGTACTCTAGTATCAGAAGGATACTTACGTACTGGTTATATCCGTTACAACACACTTGAAACTAAGATCTATAAACTGCTACAAGCTCGTATTGATACAAGCAATGGTGGTCTTGCTATCGAGTCTATTGACTCAAGAGATACCGCATACAATATCGGTACATTCTCACAAGGAACAACAGTTCCTGAGATCAACGTAAACTACCCAACTACTTCACAAGAGTATCTAGGATTTAAGTTTACTATGACTCGATCAACTACTGATTCAAGCAAGGGACCACTGTTTACCGGCTATCAGTTGAAGTCACTGCCAGCAGTTCCCCGTCAGCGCCTGATCCAATACCCAGTATTCTGCTATGACCACGAGAGCGATAAGTTCAGCAACGAAGTGGGCTATGAAGGATCTGCCTATCAGCGTATGTCTCAACTAGAAGCTATTGAAAATGTTGGTGACACTATCCGAGTCCAGGACTTTAGAACTGGTGAGGAATACCTAGGCATCATCGAAGAGATGGATTTCATTAACAAAACTCCAGAGGATAAAAGGTTCTCTGGCTTTGGCGGCACACTTCTAGTCACGATTCGGACGGTCTAATGCAAGCACAAGACTACGCAACGGTAGCAGTAGCAGTAGTAACTATCATCGGTGGTTTTGCTACGGCAGTACGCTGGTTAGTTAAGCATTACCTTAACGAACTTAAACCAAACTCTGGGTCTAGTCTCAAGGATTCAGTCATCCGATTAGAAGAGAAGGTTGAAATTCTCTACCAGATCCTAGTACAGAAGAAGGACCTATGATCCCATTAGCAAAGAAGGCTACCCCTGCTGCTATCGCAGCTCTGCGTCAGGCAACGGCACACTTTCCTAAGCGCAAGAAGGCATCAGATGGGTTACTGCCATCGAAGGCACACGTCCATCAGAACCCTAACTCAGATCACAACTCAGGCTTTGCAGTAGATATCACTCACGATCCAGAAAAAGGTATTGATTGTGCATTTGCCTTTATTAAACTGCAATCAGATCCACGCGTTAAGTACCTGATATTCAAGGGAAAGATCTGGTCAAAGGAAAAGGGTAACCGCGACTATACCGGCTCCAACCCACACAACAAGCACCTACATATTTCCATCAAGGAAGAGTGCGGCAACGATACTTCGCCTTGGTTCCCTTGGCTGCCCCAGCCAAAGGCCATCAACAAAGTAAAGGCTAAGTTACCTAAACCTTTACCTAAGAAAAAGGAAAACAAATGAACGCAAAGACACAGGCAGTACTCGCAACCTATCTACGTGCAGGAGTGGCAGCAGTGATTGCTCTCTATCTTGCAGGTGAGACAGATCCAAAGAAGTTAGCAATGGCAGCAGTTGCTGCTATCGCAGGTCCAGTCCTTAAATGGCTAGATCCAAAGGCAACAGAGTTTGGTCGTGGGTCTAAGTAACCCATAAGCGCGAGGCAATGGCCCCCTGCTCAGGAGAAATCCTGGGTGGGGGGCTTTTCTTTTTATGTCTAAAACCAAAAGCCACTGTTAAGAAGCAGGAATGTCGACATCCCGCCCAGTGGCTTTTGGGCACTTGGTGCGATTTTAATGGGCGCGACCCATAGTCTCGACTCAACAACTGCACTCGCTAGTCAGCAGTCACCAGTTACAAGTTAAAATATACCAGAGTTGGAATCACCTGACAAGTGAGTCTTCAAGCGGTGACAGTTAGCACAGAGTGTCTGTAGGTTAGACGGGTCGTTGTTCCAGTGATCCCCGTTGATGTGGTCAACGTCAAGTTGACTACTGTGGACTGGGATGAAACCACAGTGCTCGCAGATGTCCTTCTTATGGACTTTATACGGGTACTGGTTCTTGATGGCATTGCGTTTATAGACTGCCTTGCACCGGTACCTACTACCGATGGGCCGGTTCTTATCTCTGAGTTTAATCTTGGTAAAACCGCAGACTGAACAGATACCAGTCCTTGCAGTCTCATCAATATCCGTTAGCTTGTGGTCCATCAGGGTTATCCACAGGGCAGGGAATTGTTACCAGATTTCCGCAGTTGGCACAGGTTCCGTCGAGGTGCCACCAAGCAATGTCATAATCTTCAAAGGCTGCCATAATGTTGAACATAGTGCAGCCA